ACAATACTACTGCCGACTCACTTGTAGTTGATGCAAGTGGTTTAGCGGGACATGCTAATGGTGCAAAACTAGATATCACCAGAATATGGTGGGCATTAGTACAAGGTACTGCTGACGATAACACAGGTTGGGCTTCGCTTTATTTTGAAGGCGATACTGATGTTACAGCAATTAATCTTGCTGGCACAGGACACTATGATGGCACTGCTGGTAAAATTGAAAACAGCGCAACAAATACCGGCGCAACTTCTGGAGATATAAAGTTAAGTGCTTATGGTGTTTCTGGTTATGTTATGATTGAACTAAGAAAAGACGAAAGCTTTACTGCGTAATTTCTCATGGCAATTAGTAATGTAAAGGTTGTGAATACCGCTTCCAAATACATTGTTAAGTCAAAAGGTATTGGAAGTGAAACCAACCAAGTATTGGTTAATGCGAATGATTTAACTGGAGGCACAAATAAATCATTAGTAAGTTTAATAGAGTGCTACTACATAATAGAAAGTATTGGTAGTACAGAAGGTAAATTAACTATTAGTGCGGCTGTTGACGCTGAATATGATGAACAGGCAGAAGCGGCTGGCACTCAAGTTAGGAAAGATTTGGTGTTAACTGGTAATGGTAAGTATGGATTACGACCTAGTCAGTTAAAATTTGGTAACGATAAAATATTTAAACTAACAACTGATTCAAATGTTAGAAATTATTTGTTAGTAACAGAATTTAGGAGAGAAAGTAATGGCTGATGTTGTAACAAGTCAAACATTAGTAGACACAGCAGGCACAAAGACTGTAATGAAGTTTACTAATATGAGTGATGGTTCAGGTGAAACACTTGTAACAAAGATGGACGCTAGTGCGTTGACATTTATGACCGAAGATGCGACAAAGAGTATCGCAAAAATTTGGTGGAGTTGTAATACAACGAATGGCAAATCAGGTGTTGAGTTGTTGTGGGCAGGAAGTGGTACGAGTTCTGCGAATTCAACAATCGGATTTTTTACTGGCGTTGGTTATTGGGATTTATATACTGCTGGTAATAGTATACCTAATAATGCAACATTGACAAGTCTGACATCTCCTGCTGGCGATGTGTTATTATCAACAAAAGGATTTGTTGCAGGCGATAACTACACGCTGATAATAGAAGTAAGATAGATGGCTCAGAGAAAACCTAAAGACCGTTCTCGTCAAATATTAGAGAGAATAGTCGGGACTAAGTCGAAGGCGACTTTGGCTGAGGCATTTAAGATGGCATTTGCTGAGAAGTATGATGTCAAGAGAGATGAAATTAAACAAGGTATAGTCGATAAAGTCTATAACAACGAAAAGGTGGACAAATGAAACTAATCACAGAAACAATTGAAGATATTGATTTAATAGTTGAAGGCAACAATAAAGGCGGTAAAGACTATAAAATCAAAGGTGTCTTTATGCAGGCAGATATCAAGAACCGTAACGGTCGTACATATCCTGTAGGCACTTTGGCAAACGAAGTCAAAAGATACACAAACGAATTTATCAATAAGAAAAGAGCTTTCGGAGAACTAGGGCATCCAGACGGACCTACAGTTAATCTTGAAAGAGTTTCTCATATGATAACTAGTCTAACTCCAGAAGGTAAAAACTTCATTGGTGAGGCGAAAATTATGGATACTCCTTACGGCAAAATCGTCAAGAATTTGATTGACGAAGGCGCCCAGTTGGGTGTATCTTCAAGAGGTATGGGTTCTATATCTAACGGTACAGTTGGTAAGGACTTTTATCTCGCAACGGCGGCTGACATTGTTGCAGACCCGTCAGCACCAGATGCTTTCGTAGAAGGCATTATGGAAGGCAAAGAGTGGGTATGGGACAATGGCGTACTGAAAAGTAAAACCGTTGAAGAATACAAACAAGAAATAGAAAAAGCAAAGATGCACGAACTTTCAGAAGTGAAGGCAAAAGTTTTTGCGAATTTTATTTCAAAACTGTAAAAAAGTACGCAGATTATCCGAAAAGCGTAAAGTGGAACGGGTGATTTGTATAAATAATTATAATTAACAAAATTAATTAATTTTTTAATAAAGGAGACCGAATGTCTGAAACCGAAGTTAAAGAAGTAGTAGATTTAGAAGAGCAAAAGAACGCAGCTAACAAAGATGCTGAAGCTCCTGAAGCTACTCACCTTAAAAATGACGCTGAAGATTTGGGTGCACCAGTAGTTAAGCCTACAGATGCAAACCCGGACGCAACGAAAAAGGTTAGTAAAGCATCAGACCAAGTAAATAAAGACGCAAATGACGGGTCGTTACCAAATGACCAGAAGCCATCTGCTAAGGCTGAAGAAGTAGAAACTGAAGAAGATGTAATGTCTGAAGCTTCTATTGATTCAATCGACTTGACTGATGATGTTAAGGCACTAGTTTCATCTGACGCTGACTTATCTGAAGAATTTAAAGATAAGGCTGCGACAATTTTTGAAGCTGCTGTTAAGACTAGAATTAAAGAACAGACGAAAATCCTAGAAGCACAGTTTGATGAAAAACTTGCATCTGAAACTGAAACAGTAAAAGAAGCTATGGTCGAGAAAGTCGATTCATATCTTAACTATGTTGTTGAAGAATGGATGAAAGAAAATGAATTAGCAGTTGAAAGAGGTATTCGTACCGAAATCGCTGAAGATTTCATCACTGGACTTAAAGGACTTTTCAAAGAACATTATATTGATGTTCCTGAAGAAAAATACAATGTACTAGATGATTTAACAAGTCAAGTTAAAGATTTAGAATCTAAGTTGAACGAACAGATTGAAAAAAATGTTGTTCTTGCAAAAGGTACTAATGAATTAACAAGAGCAAGTTTAGTCGTTTCTGTATCAGAAGATTTAGCTGATACTGAGAAGGAGAAGTTTGCTTCTATGGCTGAGAATGTTGAATTCGATAGTGCTGAGAAGTTCGCAGAGAAATTAGAAACTATTAAAGAATCTTATTTCCCTAAAACAAAAATAGAAGAAGCGACATCTAATGATGAAGTTGATTCTGTGGCGGCGAATATACCTGCTGACGCTGGTACATCCGATGCTATGGCTGCATATACGGCCGCTATTACAAAAAATCTTACTTCTTTAAAGTAAGAGTGATTAACTAAAAAATAAATAACAAGGAGAGATAAATGTATCTTACTGAAAATTTACAAGAAAAGTGGCAGCCAGTCCTAGAGCATCCAGATTTACCAAAAATCAACGATAGCTATAAGCGTGCTGTTACAACTGTTATTCTTGAGAACCAAGAAAGAGCAGTAAGGGAAGACCAAAGCTTTATGGCTGAGGCTGCACCTGCTAACGCAACGGGTAGTTCTATTGACACTTGGGATCCAGTTCTAATTTCATTAGTACGCCGTGCAATGCCTAACTTAATCGCATATGATATTTGTGGTGTTCAACCAATGACAGGACCTACTGGTCTTATCTTTGCAATGAAATCACGCTACTCTACTCAAGGCGGTACAGAGGCATTATTTGACGAAGCTGATTCAGACTTTTCTGCTGAAGATGCTGCATCAGATACAGGTTCACCTGATTCACATTCGGGTTCTAACCCTGCTACACTAAACGATAGTCCTGCTGCTGGTACTTATACTACTGGTTCTGGTATGACTACTGCTGAAGCAGAAACACTAGGTGACGGAACTGATGAGTTTGCTGAAATGGCGTTCTCAATCGACAAAGTTACTGTAACTGCAAAATCAAGAGCTTTGAAAGCAGAGTATACAATGGAACTTGCACAAGACCTTAAAGCAATTCACGGCTTAGACGCTGAAACTGAACTTGCAAACATCTTGTCAAGTGAAATTCTTGCTGAAATCAACCGTGAAGTAGTTAGAACTATCTATACTACTGCTAAGGCTGGTGCACAAGTTAATACTACTACTGCTGGTATCTTCGATTTAGACACCGACTCAAATGGTCGTTGGTCTGTTGAGAAGTTCAAAGGTCTACTTTACCAATTAGAGAGAGATGCCAATGCGATTGGTCAACAAACTCGTAGAGGTAAAGGTAATATAATCATCTGTTCTGCTGATGTAGCTTCTGCTCTTCAAATGGCTGGTGTATTAGATTACGCACCTGCACTTGCAACTAACTTGAATGTTGATGATACTGGTAATACTTTTGCTGGTGTTCTTAATGGTAAGTTCAAAGTATATGTTGACCCATATAGTGCGAATGTTTCTGCAAGTCAATTCTATGTTGCTGGATATAAAGGTACTTCACCTTACGATTCAGGTATCTTCTACTGCCCATATGTCCCATTACAAATGGTTCGTGCAGTTGGTCAAGATTCATTCCAACCTAAAATTGGTTTCAAGACTCGTTACGGAATGGTTGCGAATCCATTTGCAACATCTAACGGCGCTGGCGCAATTGATTTAACATCACCTGCTGCTGGAAACCAAAATGTTTACTACCGTAGAGTTAAAGTTACTAACATTATGTAATTTTTTCTACAAAGTAGATATGAAAAAGGCACCTTCGGGTGTCTTTTTTTTACTTCCATAACTCTTATAAATAATAGTATGAAAACATTAAAACAAGTAGAAGCAATAGACTGCATTTGCGAACAAAAATATCAAGACTTAGAAATTACTGAGGCAGAGTATCAAGGTAAGAAAGTTAAACTGAACGACCCGATACGAGGTGGAAGTAAGAAGTTTTATGTTTATGTCAAAGATGGCGACAAAGTAAAGAAAGTATCTTTCGGCGATACGACAGGACTATCTATCAAAAGGGATGACCCAGCAAGAAGAAAGTCATTTCGTGCTAGACACAACTGTGATACTGCAAAAGATAAAACAAGTGCAAGATACTGGTCGTGCTATCAATGGCGTGCAAACGCACCTGTAAATAACTAATGTCAACAACAAATGTAAATACTAGAGAGCCGTCCGTACTAGACTATGCAAGTCCTGTACAATTTAGGTTTAAATGTTCTAAACTACCGACTGTAGAATTTTTCTGCCAGTCTGCGAACATTCCTGGCATCTCTATTGGTTCGGCGTCTATGCCTACAGGACTGAAAGACATACCTATTCCTGGTGAGAAAGTTTCGTATCAAGACTTGGCGATATCGTTTCTTGTAGATGAGAATCTAAATAACTATAAAGAAATACACGACTGGATAATTGCACTAGGGTTCCCACAGAATCACACACAGTTTGCAGACTTACAGGCAGCTGGTGCTGATAGATATCCTGGTACTACATCTGGTGCCGTTGTGCCAATCACAAACACACCAGTACCACTTGCTGAAGGCGGAACATATTCAGACGCTACACTAACAGTTTTAAACAGCAAGAACATTGCTGTAACGGAAATAAGATTTAACAACATCTTCCCAACATCTCTTGGCTCATTATCATATGATGTACAGGCAAGTGATGTGAACTATCTACAAGCATCTGTAGATTTTAGTTACATGTACTATGAAATAGTTCAACTGTAACACTTGAAATACCCACTTTTTGTGGGCGTATAAATATAATTGATACACTTAAATAATGGATATAATATGACACTAGAAGAATTGCAAGAATCAGCTAACAGAGATTTAAAAATAGACGAAACTGACTTAGGCTCAGAATCGATAAAGATACCAATACTTCACAACAAATACCTACAACACTTTAACAAGTTTTCTTTACTTCTAAAGAAGGCAGAGTATGACCATAGAGTTCTTAAACGACAGAAGTGGGAATACTATACAGGTAAATCAGACCCATCAGTTTATAAAGAGAAACCATTTGACTTGAAAATACTCAAGGCAGATGTTCACATCTATATGGACTCTGACGAAGAACTACAAAAGGCAGACCAGAAAGAAGCATATCTACGACAAGTAGTAAACTATCTTGAACAGTTGTTGCGAAGCATCAACAGTCGAAACTTTGTAATTAAAAATGCTATTGATTGGGCGAGA